CCTGATCGCCAGCTTGCGTTGCTGTTTGCTCCGCAATGCGCCGCTGCATCTCTTCTTCTTGTGTTTCCGCAAACATAAAATTCACAGTGCGATAAGACCCACTTAGAATTTCAGCCTGCTCTTCAGGGCGCAGATCCTGCATGGAACCATAAAGGTACAAGCCACTTGAGTCCAAATTGCTAGGATCTTTAGTGGCCAAAGCCTTGCGAACGCCGTCTACAAAGTTAATGGGCGCATTGCTCTGCGACGCTAAATTTGTAGTGGCACGAGCCAATCCACGGCGAATTGCTTCAGACCTAGCTTCTTCGGCGCGAGTTGGATTGATGCCGCCGGCGGTTGCACCGCGAGCTACAGCAACTGCAGCAGTTCGAGCCGCAAGGTCTGCAACGGTTATGTCTGTTGTGTTTGCAACGTCCTCTTCAAGCTGACGCATGCTTAGGCTGAACGAAGCTGCAGCCGCAGCTTGAACTCGGCTGTCAATCTCATTGCGAAGTCTAAGTCTGTTCTGGGCCTCAAGCTGCCCAAAGCGTGCCTCAAACTGAGATCTGGCGTAAACATCACCGCCAATATTGTCGAGAAGCCGCTCACGAACTTCCTGAGTGTCTCTGGTCCAGATTGGATCATCGCCATCAAGCGCTCGGGTGTAGTCGGCTGATTTTGCCAGCTCATCGGCACGCGTGCGCAATGCCTCATCTGCGCCAAGCAATGACTCGTTTAGGCGATTTTCGATCATCACCTTGTATCTGGTCTCAACATATTTTTGAGCAGACTCTGCAAAGGCTCCGATCACTTCACCCTTCTGAAGCTCAGCATTTACAAAGGTTTGAGCATTCATTCGAGCCTGGATTGAACGCCCTGGAGCTTCAGTGCTGGCACGGCTTTGCGCTTCAAAAACTGGTATTTTCATTTCTTGAACAGCCCCGTTTCATATCCACGCGTTGCAGCAGACCCTAGGCTGCTGATAAGACTTGCAGTTCCCTGAGAGCGCAAACCGGCAGCTTGTGCGCCTCCCTCCATCCGAGACAGTTGTGCATTCAACCGAGCTTCTTCTTGAGCATCAGAGATTTGCAAGTTTGCCGTCTGGTTGTTGAAGGTGTTCACCGCAGATTCGTATTCCATTTCCCGAGCGTTTGTTCGAAGCACAGCAAGTGGGGTTCCTTGCGAAAGGTCAAAACCAGCATAACCTGTGCTGGCCCTGACCGTACCTTGAATTTCGCGCTCAAACTTTTGACGAGCCCTTTTGTCATCAATTGCAAACTGAGCGTTGATAACTTGGCGCTGACGCTCAAGCAGGTCGATGTCACGCTCAATGATGGTCGCGTTGAACTCTGCAGCTTTTTGAGCAGCAGAGGCCGCTCTATCAGCAGAACGCTTAGACTGCGCCCCTCCAAGGAGGGATGCTCCGATAGATAGGATTGGGAGCAGCATCACTCACCTCATTTGTCGAAGGTGTTCATGCGCGGGAACAGCGCAAGAACCGTTAGTGGGAGCGGCTGAGTTTGCCGCGCATAGATGCGATCGTCATCGTCAAAGCCGCCTTCGAACTCAACATCCTTGTCGCCGGTGAACAGCGGCACAGCCTGGTCCATCGGCATGGAGCTGTCGCGGAAGTAGATGCGGTCAAGCTTGTCCGAGCCGCTACCGATCTCAGCGCCGACAGTCTCATGCAGTCGAACCGTAATGGCGTGGATGCGCTTCGGCTTGCCCTGGCTCGTGCCGTCAACAGATCCAGCCTCTAGGCGCAAGGTCTCCATCACGCTGCTGTAGCCGTAGCCGATAGCCGCAACCGTGGTGGAGACGTTCAGATCCACAGCCCCATTGGCCACCGTTTTGTCCTGGTGGCTTGCGCCGTTAGCCAGGATCGAAACCGTCTCGCCCTGCAGGTGGTGCAGGCCAGACAGGGTGGTCACGGCGCTGCCACTGTAGGCCAGGCCGCTGTCTACAAAGAAAGCGCCGGTGGTCACACCGCCAAAGCTGAAGGGCTTCATCAGCTCAATATACCGCTTGGTCACGCCGTTGATCGTGCGCTTGACGACCATGTATAGCTCGTCCTCACCAGTGTCGGTCGGCAGCGTGGCAACGCTTTCAACGACCGCTTGGCCACCGCTGAAGGTGCCGCCGATCACGTGCTTGTGAAACGCGACCACCTGCTCCTCGCGGCGGTAGGTCATGCCGACAAGCGTGCCATCATTGCGCACCATCCAGATCACGCTGTCAGGCTCTTGCTGGTAGGCGAACTGCGTGATGCCGCCCTCGGTGATATGCTCAGCCAGGATCGACATGTCAGGCGCCTGATAGGCGTCCGCGTTGATGTCACCGACGTACTTAAATTCTCGGATCTTGCGATTGCCGCGCTGCAGAAACAGCGTCACGTCGGCAACCTGCACAGGTTCGATCGGCGCAGTGCCATAGTTCGAGTACTTGCGGATCAGTGTCGTGGTCGGGGTCACAGGCCCATCGCTGGTGGCCGTCACGACGTATTCGCCGCCAGAGGTGCCAAGGGTCAGAACCCTGGTGGCCGACAGATAGCGGATCGCGTTTACCTGGTTGGAGGCGATCGTGTAGATCAGAGCGTCATCAGCAGCCGTGCCGACCGTGAAGTTTAGATAGTCGCCGTTCTTTGAGAACCAGAGCGTCTGCGGGTTGTTGTTGGTGTTTGCAAACACCAGGCGCTGCTCAAAGAAGGTCACCACGCTTGGGCGGTTGTTTGAGCCGCTAAGACCAGGCGTAGGGGAGCCAGAGATCGTTGCAGTGGCCAGCGTCCAAGCCGCAGATCCAGTGCGCGACAGCACGCGGATGTCGTAGCTGGGATGCACGATGTACATCGTGTCAGCCGATTGCGCATAGCGCAGGTTGAACAGATCGGCCTCAACATACGGGGTCGAGATCTGGTAGATCTTGTCAGCCGTGCCGCCAGAGGTGAACGTCGTAAACGCTGTCGTATCGATCGCCACCCCGAACAGATCGGTCAGCGTAAAGGTGTTGGTCGTCGCGTTGTCCACAATGTAGTTGCGGTCATTCAACTGCGTCATGCCACCAACGCCGGTGATGTAGATCTCATCGCCATCGCTGAAGCCGTGCGAGTTGGACGTGATCACACCAGGGTTGGCCTTCGTCACACCCGTAATCGTCTTGGCCGAGCCGGTCAGAACCTGCAGGCCATTGCGGTACACCCGCATGGTCTCCGGCCCAAACTCCAAGATGTAGGTGTCGCTGGTCTTGAACTGAAACGGGATCAGGCGAGCCTTGGCTGCGCTGTTCTTGACCTCTCCAAGGAACTCAGTGCCTGGCCGGCGGGTTACACCACCGTGCGGCATACACACCATGTTGGTCAGCTCTGACAGACCTTGGCGGTATTTCTCAAGAGTGATCTGGCCCTCAAGCCGTGGCGAGATCTCGCCTGCAGTGAATGAGCTTAAAGCCGGTGCTGAACGAGCCATCAGAACCTCGATTCGATAAAGTCACTTGCCTCAAGCTTCTGCGGCGCACCTTCGGTCGCATCAACAAACCGAGCCTCGCGCAGCTTCTCATCATAGAGCGCGGTCACAAGCTGCACGACCGTGGTCGATCCAGTGACAGCATAGGCGATCTCCATCGCCAGACGCGCAGCCAAAGCCTCAACCAAGCTGGCATCGTATTCCTGCGGGTCAGTTACCCGCGCAACATATTTGATCCGAGCCGTGCCTTCGTCCGTAAGAAGCTTACGACCCTCAATGACAAACACCGGGCCTCCGCGATTGGAGAACATGTTGTCTTGCGGGTAGGACAGCGAGCCATTGCTAAACTCAAGCACCCGCAAGCAGTACGGGTCGGTCGGCAGCGCGTACTGGTAAGCATACCCAAACGCAGGGGTCTGCGTCTCCTGGGCCAGCTCAGCGCGGCGGATCAGGCAATTCCAAGGATGGGAGCGAAACACAGCATCACGGGCAGATTCATAACGCTGGTTGACCAGGCGCCCTGCTTTGCTGTTTTCATCGAAGCTAGAAATGTTCGAGCCACCGATCATGTTGAGCGCGTAGTTCGCAATATCAACTGTACTTGCCATCGGATCGCCCCTTGTGGTGGTAAGGGGGCAGTTGCCCGCCCCCTTAGTTTTTTAGTCGAGAGCGTACAGGATCGTCACTTCGATCGTGCCGGTGCCGGCAGCCCCGCCCATCGTCGCGGTGACGGTCATGCCGTTGGCATTCGCGTCAACCACCGAACCCGAACCCAGTGCCAGGGTGGCAAGGATGTCGGTCTTGGCAGCCGAAGAGGTCGAGGTTGCAGCCAGGTAACCAGCAGCAGCAGCCGACACAGCAGCGCCAGCAGAGCTGGTGTGAGCTGCATAGCCAACCGACACAGTGGTCGAGGAGCCGAGGGCATCATTCGCCAACGATCCCGAGATCAGACGTGCGCCATTCGGCAGCACGAACATCTCAATCACGTCGCCCGAAGCCAGCGAGGAAGCCTCATAAGTCCCGTGCGCGATGCGAACACGGCCACCAAGCTCGTTGGCCTTGTTCTTAACGGTCGGGTTGGCACGAGTGTTCGTGCGCTGCGCAGAATAAACAGTAGCCATTGCTCTTCTCCTTATTCAGTGCAGAGGACTTCAACGACCTTCTTCTCTTCCATGCGGGTGGCGCCAAGCGTCATCGCATAGTAGATCTGGGTCGCATACGACTTGTCAGCACGCTCATCAATGCGGGCAGTCGGCTCACGGCCAACAGCAAGCTTGATACCGTCCATCG